TACTACTAGAAGAACTACTGCTACTACTAGAACTACTACTAGAGCTACTACTGCTACTACTAGAACTACTGCTAGAACTATCACATTCACAATCTATAAATCTTAAAATTTTCCAATATGGCAAACCCCTATCATTATCTTTATTAGGATAATATCTATCTAATACAGCTTCTACGTATTCTCCGGATAAAGCGGCAGTATCTATATCTTTTTTAGTTGCTAAGTTATGAATTCTCACAATATTTGCTATATCATAAACGTTTTCGTTAGTCAATCTTTTGCATGGCTCAAAAAAATCCGGGCATTCAATTTGTTTCAGCTTAACTTCATCAGCATATGTTGTTCCACAAGGATCTAATGTTCCTGTAAGTTTAAAATATTTACTTTTGGGTTGGTGATTATCATGATTTAGTATTATATATTTATTATCATCATAGTATGCATATACAGTTGCATCTATATATAAAGGCTCATTTAAAAAATCATAAACTGTAATTTTAGCCGCAGTAACATCTTCTGGTAAGTCTTCTCCTTTTGGTCCATAAAATTTATAGTCTCCATAAAAAGTAATTCCATCTCCTTCTGGATTAATTAATATAGCTTTGGCTTTTCCCATAGCAGGAAGATCTTGTATTAATCTAGCCATAACAATTCTATCTTGTGGAGGACTGACCCATACGCCTCTATCTCTATCAAAACGTAAATCTATTGGTCCAACAGGCCAAGTCATTGGGTTTTGCAACCAATTGCTCATAAACTTATCTTTAGTCTGACAATTTTGAAATTTGCCCAAAGATGCGTCTATTGGATCGTCCACAGCATTTGGAATAGGTTTATTCAGTGTATCATACCCCCAAGCCTGTAACACCAAAGGCCCCCTCAGAGCTTGAAACCCTAAATCATCATGATTTTCTCTTTCATCATATAACGACATGCTCCCAACACTATCTCCAAAGGATAAATATTGTATATTACATCCCTTTGATGTGCTGCCTTTTCTATCATCCCATTGTGTTAATAATTTTTTAGTTAAAATTGGATTTAAATATGTTTGATTTATTGGTAGATTAGAATTTACGTCTGTTGTGCCTACTGTTAACATAATTGGTGGCATAGATGGTCTGGGTTTGGATAGTGTCAGTCCAGTCCAAGATACAGAATATCTAGATAGTTTATCGTGTCTACCTTTAGTGGATACTGGACTTATTAATCCATCTAATGACATAACTGCTGTAAGCCACCACCTATCATCTTTAGCACCATGAGATATTGCGTATTTTGGTTCTAATCCAACTTGATATGACATAATAGTATTATTATATTTTTCTGATGACTCAGATAATGGTGGGCTATATGGATTACAAACCTTGGTTCTTTCTGGATTTTGTTTCTTAGGATTGATACATTGTGATGTTGTTGTTGCGCCTGTAGAAATTTTAGAAGGAATAACCGTATATCCTCCTATTAATAAGAATCCAGGACTTGGATGTTCTGGAGGCGGAGGAGTGTTGTTTTGTCCCATATTTCCTGGTAAAAATTTACCTAGTTTACGAACAGCAATCTCTCTTCTAACATTATAAATTAATGTTAATGTTTTTCTTCTTTGTGATCTAATGTTTTCTATTAATTTAGATCTAATTTGAACAATTTGTTTAACTCTTTCTGATAATGCTTGCGCATATTGTCCAAATTTAGCACTAAAGGTCTTGAATGAATAGTCTGTTGTAACACCATTAGAATTATAATTTACATTAATAGAGTCTAATAATAATCCAAAATTAATAAAATAATCTATATTATAGCCAGGCGGTTCTGCTAAAGTAAAAGAACCAGACTCTTGAGCATTGCTTGCTCTAAGTCCAATATTTGCTAATTGAGTACCAATATTAGACATAGCATCCCAACCACCATAGTTCCATGGATTTAGATCGCTAATAATATCAACTTTAGTAGAGCCTATAGTACCTTTACTTGCTGTCCATGGTCCATAAACATACATATTACTAGTAAAAGGTATAACACAACCATCTGTATCATCAAATAATACTGTTGGTAAATTTATATTTTTAATATTAATAGTGCTTAAATCAGCAAAACCATCTTTGCCTTTTGGTGATAATGCATTATAAGCAGCAGCACCAAATAATATAGCCATTGTTGCTAATCCATGATTTAATAATTCTCCATTATTAATATCAGGAATCATTGGTAGTTTAGAGTCTAGTGTAATTAATATTTCTCCTCCTCTTGTTTTTGGATTTTGATAATAAGCAGTATCTGCTTTTATTCCTATATATATTCTTTGATTTTTAGCATAATATGTTGAAGATTCTGCCGCTAATGCATCTGGGCTAAAAACCAATGGAATATCTTTTCCTGTGATATTAATTGTGTCTTTTTTATTTTCTTTTGAATCTGCAAATCCATTAATTTTATTATCAGAAGCTTCATATAAATTAGTATCTACCCATGGAATTAATCCTCTAATATTATTAATTTGTGATGGACTAGGATATCCAGAATCAGATGTAACATCAGCTAAATGAAATTCGCCAGTGTCTCCTCTTACAGTTTTGGTTCTCACTGTTGGAAAAGCACATGTTTTACTTGCTCCCATTGGTATTAACCATGTTTTACCATAATACTGGTCAATAATTTCTCTTCTAAACCAATCATAAGCCATTCTTAGCTTAATAATTTTTTCATCCATAGTACCACCAGCAACATTAACCATTAAATTATCTGCTTGTTGTTTCCATCCTTCTTCAGTTGGTAATTTTGTATTGCAGAAAATCCATGCGTCTACAATAGCTTTCAATTCACGACTACCATCCGTATATAATCCTAAAAATTTTGATACTGCTCGCGATAAACTTTTTTCATTACCTGGTTTACAACCCCAAGTTGTCCATAAGTGTTGAGATCCAGCGCAAATAATTTCTTCTTCTGTAATCTCATACATATCATGAGGAAATCCAATAGCTGCTTTTAATGGGGTAGTATTTATTTTTACTTTAAAATTACGTTTTGGTTCAGCTCTAATAATTTCATTATTAGTATCATAACCAAACATCATTGATGCGCCCCTAAATAGTTTCTCAGACAGGTAAGATACCTTATCTCCAATAATTACCTTATTGCTTTCTGCATAAATTTCTTGTGCTCCTATCTCATTTCTGATTAAACTTCCTGTAGATCTAGCCTCTTCGATTAATCCTTGTATGATTCCAAAAACAGGTTGTGAAGATCTGGGGATTAACAGTACGCTAACTATTGGTCCATTTAATTGCACATAACAATCAGCAGCTAAAGAATCACATGCTGTTGTTATTAGTTGCATCAATGACATATCTGTACTATTAACAGAAGCATATTCAACAGACGCTAAGGCGGATACTAGTGCTGATAAATCTAAACTTATTTGTTCTCCAGCTGTAGTATAAATAGTTCTACCATTTAGAACTTGAAAAATTTTACGTAATGATACTCCATTATTTGGGCTTGTTGTTCCAACACCAGAAGTACCAAAAACACCACAATTCCCGGTTCTAGGCCAGTTCTGAGAATCCATACCAGGGGGACATATTGCTGATGCTCCCTCTATAAGATTTGCAACATTAATAAAATTAGGAGCTTCTAATGGACAATAGTAGTCTTTTAATAAAATTGTAACATTTTCTAATATTTTATTTGCATCAATTAATTTGCATTTAAATATAAATCCGCCTTCGCTCTCGTTATAAGATGATTCGTGAACTATTCCAGTAAAACTAAAATTATTACAATTAAATGTGGCTAATCTTCCAACGCTAGCCACCGTAGTCGGAATATCACTAATATTATTACATCCTCCATATAATACAGAAATATCTAATGAGGAATTATTCGAACCAACTCCATAATTAACATTAAAATCATTTAGTGTTACAGAACCTGTGTATACTTGCCCACCGTACACATAATTAAAACTAAAAGTTGCGTATGCTGTTCTGCAATTTGTTGGCATTTTATTCCTTAATTAATATTTTATCTTTATAAGATTCAAACTTAATAATAACATTAGTTTCGCTATTTTTATCCACTAATATCCTATTATAGTTTTGTTCTAGATTTTTAGCTAGTAAATCTTCTTCGTTTCCTACTATAGTATATACACCTGGAATCATATTGATTAATTTAGTATCTGTGTCGATTTCTAAAAGATAATTATTTGGGCCATTAATTATACATTTCGTTAAATTAGGACTAATTTTAATATTTAAAGAGGATTTATTATTAGGGTCATTAGTTTGGGAAATAATTTTAGTTTGTCTTTGTGGTATAAACGTAATAGAATTATTAATACTAATTTTTGCTATAGTTGGTATGTTATTCAATTTATTCAAAATAGGATCACTATTAGTTTGAGGAACATATACCAAAATATCTCCATCTTCAAATAAGGAAATAATTTTAGGATTATATATTTGTATAAATTGTTTTGCTTCAGTATTATGAATACTATATTCTATAATTTTATTATTATTAATTATTATAGATGGTTTATTGTTAAATTTATCTTTAATTTTAATTATATAAAAACCTGTTCTTATATTAGATACAGATAAAATATTTTCAACTAATTTATTATTTAAAAATAAATTGGATAATTTTTCAGAATCCTCTTTAAAATAAGAGTAGTTGATATAAACTTCATTTTGTATTGTCTCATTAAAAAAATAAAATTCATTTTGATTACGTATTGAAGATACAATAGAACCATTACCCTGTTCATTAATATTATATATAAAAATATTGTTATTATTATTAAAATTATTTAATGTAATTAATAAATTTTTTATATTCAGTAGGTATTGATAATCTAAAATATTTAAATCGCAAAAATTTTGATGCAAGCTCACTGTTGATATTAAAGTTTTGAAGTTCTCTAAGAAATTAATGATTGTAACAAGACCAACAGAGTATAGATTTCTATGTGTAGCTATTTTAATGTCTTTAACCATAAAATTATATTGATTGATATCAGAGATTTGATCACTGGTTGATATATAGCATTTTTCTCCATTTTTAAATTGTGAATCTACTAATCCTGATACTATAAAACTACCTCTAATTAAACTTAAATTATTATTATCTAATTGTTGATGATCATTTAATCCTAAAGTTATTGGAATAGTAGAATCTGATGTTTTAAGTTCTATTTTAGAGTTCATAAATTCAGGATTATCATTCAAGTTAATTGATGGAGCCAACTGTAGATAAAAAAACCAGTCTTTATCAGTATTGCCTAATCTAAGAACCTCTATTTTATTATTGTCTAAACAATATTTATTTAACATTGTTCTAGCAATAAGAAATTGATATATTTGTCCATCAATAGAAATTGATAAATAGTTTTTAAGATTATATTCTTTAATGGCTTGCCATTCTTTAGTATCATTAACTATAAATTTATATGGAATTAATAAAGTATCAAATATTGGTATAGTATTATTAATAGTGAGTATATTTTGAGTAGTATCCGTAGAAACATTAATATTTACTATTATAGGATCTATGTTTGGTATATTAATTTCAAAATTATTAACACAATTATTTTTATCAATTATGGTTAAATTATAATCTCCTGGATATAAATTATTAATTATATAATTATATGTACTATTATTAATAGATTTTAAATATGTAGTATCAAATTTATCTATATTAATTATGTCTTGGCTATTGAGAGATTCAAAGGACATACCAAATGGACCGCTACCAGTAATACTAAAAGATATTCCTCCCATATCATTTAATTGTTTTGGGGAAATTATTTGATCTATATTTAATTCTACTATGCTCTCTAATAGTTCAATATTACTAGCGCTAACAGAACAACCATTGGCGTCTATAATACTTAGGTTATATATTCCTGGGTTTAAGTTTTCAAATGTATAATTATTAGCTGAAATAGTATTAGATACTCCATTTAAGCTATATGTATACGGAGATTGTCCTCCAGAAATAAATATTTGAATAAACCCATTATTCCCACAGCTAAATTGCGACGAATAAATATTCTTTATAAATAATTGATTTGGCGATGTAATATTAATTGTAGTTAAATTACTAGTAACATTAGGATTATCTGGGTTTACTAATCTAAAACTATATGTACCATTTTTTAAATTACTTAATGTTCTTTTATTCTGTGATAGTATGGTATTAGTTAAATCTCCAAACCACTCTATTGTATATGATCCAAATAATAAAGACTCTGGTTCTGTTAAATTAATAACAGTTATATCTATGATGCCATTAGAATCAGAAAAACAAAGATTATTAATACTATTATATTCTATATCCATATTTTATATTCTCCTAATTACATACAACCTTAATAAAGGTTGCCATAATTTTATAACTAAATTTAGATTGTGTTATTTGCTCTGATGTTTTAAGCCATCCATTATACGGACTAACCGCTTGGTTGAAAGCAGCTCTGACGCAAGAAATTAATTGTGGTTTTTTTGTTTTATCACAATCTTTAATTGATCCTTGTGATGTTACTGTAGCTTTATGAGGAGTATCTCCTATATATTGAATAACTGGATTGGGAGAATTAGGAATAATGAATTCTCTGAATCTTGTTACAGGAAATTCTTCTTCAATTGTAGTATCAATATCAAAATTATTTAAACGACAACCGCTAGTCGGACCAAATTCAGCAGAAAAGGATATCTCGCCGGCCACCTTAGAAATATTAACATTACTAGATAATCTTTGATAATATAATGTTTGTTGGCCGGGAGGACATTCTTGAGGAACGCATAAGCCTTCTTCACCTGACAGTTTCACTGTATTTCCTGGCCAAGCACCACTTTCAACTAATTTTATTATTACATCATATGCCGCTCTAGCATTACCTACTCTTTCATTGGTCGTTGTTTTGTCCTGCAGAAGATCACTTGTGGTTGTGGATAGTCCATTAATAGTTCCATTAATGCTTCTATTTAATATATCTGTGGTCAAACCTAATGTATGATCAAGTTTATCTTCTGTTCTAATATCAATACGAGCTATAGGCAGACATTTGCCTTGAGTCAGATAAATATCAAAAGAACATGATACTGTGCCTCCCTCATCAATACTAATAGATTTACTATCCAACCATCTTGCCCAACCAGCATATCTTGATAAAGGATGTCCTGACTGATTAAAATTAAAAGAAGATAAAGACTGATATCTTGTCTTTAATAAATTTATTGCTTGATCTAGACCATTAAATGATGGAATGCCACATATTGCTTTTGTAGAACAAGTTATTGATATGCTGCCTGATGCTTTAATAAATGACTTTGATATACCAAGTACACTATCATAATAACCAATAACAGTAGCATCTCCTTCAACAGTAATTTGTTCGTTATAGTTTTTAATAAATGATGCATTAGATGGTAATCCGAATAATTGTAAAAAGTCTGTGTCTGGCTTAACAGCAGGTTGTCCGTTTACTACCTCTAATGATACTGTTATAGAATATGTGGCTGTGAATGGAGAACTATCAGATGCATTTACTGATACATTTGTTATTCTTCCAGCACCTTGCAAAAAGTCTGGAGATCCATCACAACCTATAATAAGCTCAATACAATCAGTATTAGCTGATAAACTAGCTATGTCTTGTATTTCTTTTGCTATCTCTTCACTAGCAATAGTGCCATCTAAGACAACATTTAAAACTCCTCCAATAATATATGATCCAAATTTTGTATATTCATAATTACTATTTACGTAAGGAGCAGGAATAAGGTATCTTGAGCCTAATTTAACAGCAGACGTTGTACGCATAAATACTATTCCTTATAAAAATCTTGCTATTAGTTACATTGAATATATGTTTGGTCTTTGGTAATGCTTCTTTTCGATGTTGTAAGAGTATCCTTAATTAAAATAGCATTAGTTATATTATATTTACTTAATATCTCGTTGATCATATCATTATCGGTTTCACATATAGGTGGCGGTGGACCACATAAATCTTGTGGGTATGTAGTAACAATTTGAATATTAATTCTTCTAGCATTCCTAGTATTTAAATTTTGTATTAATGTTCCATAGCCTGGAATAACATGTTCAACAAATTGTGGCTGTGGTTCTATTATATCTATGGTGAAATCTGTAGATATGCGATTATTTGAGCTAGAACAATTTTCACTAGTTGACCACTCAAAAGTAAAATCAATAGTACCATCGGTTCTAGATCTCGCTACTGTACTTAATGACGGCTTAATACATGGTTGTTTATTTGTATTATTAACTGAAATACATCCTGGTGCTATGTTATTAACAAATGGATTCGGTAATTCAAGCAATTCTAGTTCAATTCCTTCCCAACTTGAAATATTCGCAAATCTAGAGCTAATCTGTGAAAAAACAGATTCGGCATTAGCTAACCTACTAGCTACACATGTTCCAGTCATACCATTAGCATCAAAAACATTACTATCTGTTAAGCCAGTAATAGTTCCACTTATAATTTTTTTAGTAGACGGACTATCTCCGTATGATTTATTATGACTAAAATTTAAATCTGTAAAAGCCTTTCCATTATGTGGGGTTAATATATATTCCGTTTTAATTGTGGCAGAATTTCCAGATACTTGTACAGATTTGGTTTTTCCGTATTTATTATAAGAACTAAATCTTGATAATGACGGATGTATATTATTATTATTACTACTAAGTTTATTAATTACATTACTTAGGCTAAAATTTGGTTGACATATTGGTTCACAAGTAAAATTTGTCTCGTTTGATTGTATAACATATGTTTTATGAAAATTTGTATCATATAAATAGCCATGATGATCTTCTGGAAACTCAATTTTGCTAGATCTACTAATTTGTGTCACGCTATCTTGTGCTGTAATATTAAAAGAATTAGTTGGTATAGATTGTAGTGGAGCTTTTAATTCTATAGAAAATTCTCCTTTATTAATCCATGCAGGATCAGATCCTTGATTTGTCGTAACATTTTCTATTTTTGCTTGTCCAGAATATTGTCCAGGGATACTGACAGTGATACACTTTGGGTCCTGTCCTAATTTAACAATATTTTGTAACTGATTCATGACCAATGATCCTGGGATTGAGGATTGGTCATCACCAACAACCACAGATCCTGATATAGTTATAGTTTGTACTCCTCCTATAATTTCTCCTCCGTCTGATTTGTAGTAATCATATTTACTTGTTGCTACTACAGAAGCTGATGATAAATCTATAGATCCTACTAACATAAAAATCCTAATTATTTATTTGAGATTTTAGTATATTAATTTCATTTTTTAATTCTTTAATTGCATTAATTAATAATACTATCATTTGAGGATATGTAATATCAGCTGGTTCATTGTTTTCATTTTTAACAATAAACTCATCTAATCCTTGTTTATCAACAGATTCTGCTATTAAACCAGCTGTGCGTCTTGATCCTCCAATATAATTAAATGATACTGGTTGTAGTTTTAGTACATCTTCTAATCCTTTATTATAAAGCTTAATATTTTCTTTAGTATATATTGAACTAGAAGATTTAACAATTTGATTATTTTCTATATATAAGCTAAATGTTGGTCCTACAACAGAAGGAGTATTATAATAATAAATACCACTAACTCCGGATACTGCTACATCTCCAATAACATGTAACTTATATTGTGGATCATTTGTTCCAATACCAACATTTCCATTATCAAAAATTGTGCCAGAACCAATAGTAGAACTAGAAGTAAACTTAGTTATATATCCTGATGTTCCAGAGCCAAAAATAATACCACTACCATTAGTTATAGTTAGAGTATTTACAGATAAAGTATTAAATTGACCGCTGGTGCCTACTATTGGTGAATTTAAATTTATTCCAGTTGGAAATACTGTAAGACCAGAGCCAGAGCATCTAATATTAATAGAATTTACGCCACTAATATTAATATTATTATTATTGAGATATAGGTTATTAGATCCAGTATTACTAATATTATGACCTATTACAATATTATTATTTCCTGTACTATCCACACCATTTCCAATAATTAAATTATTAAGTCCGGAAGATGCTGAATTATTGCCTATAATAAGACCTCCATCGCCTCTTAATTGATTGTTATAGCCAACTATAGAACCACTACCATATATTTCAGCATAATTACCTATGCCAACAGCGAACATTGTGCTATATAAATCTAAATTATTTAAGCTATTATTTCTTCCAACTGCTACCGAACTATTACTTAAAACATTATTATTAGAGCCTATACTAACAGAATATGCCCCATGCGCCCCGTTGTTATATCCACATGATACCGAATATAATCCGCTACTAGCATTATTATTACCGATGCTTACAGCATAATCTTCATCAGAAATATTATTATTTCCTAAGATTACAACACCCAAATTACCAGACGATAAACAAGTATTGTCTGATCCTAGTATTGTAATATCGTTACCAGAACAAACTATATTATCTCCGATTAAAATATTATTATTACCACTACTACTAATAGATTTTCCATAAACAATATTGCCAGTATGACTAATATTATTGTTCAAACCGCAAACAATATTATTAGAGGTAGTATTAGGACCAATATTAACTCCAGAACCACCTATATTTAAAACGTCTATTACCGATCCATTGTGCAGTGTCTGGGCGTAAAGATTGGAACTTTCATTATTATTTAATACATTTACGATATTAGATCCTAGTCTCACACCAGTTTTAGCAATACCAGTACTATTAGTAAAGTTAAAATTAATAGTCTCTTTAATTCCACTACTAAGTATAGCTTGGTTATGAATATTAAAATTAATATCTTGATTACTAAATGTTGTATAATCTAAACTACCCGAGTTGATGATTGCTATATGATTATTATTGTTAATACCTAAGTAGGCACGATTATCTCCGCTAACAACTATACCAGAGCCACCAAGCACCCATATATTATTGCCTGACACAGCATGGTTATATCCTAATAGTCCACCAAAATTGCCAGAACTATCAATACTATTACCGAGAATAATACAGTTTTCGCCACAAATAGTATTATAATAACCTAATACTATATTATTTCCATCATTAGTAGATGCTCCACCTAGCATAATGCCATCTATATTTTGATTATTAAATCCTAAATTAATGCCACTAGAACTAAATACAGCAACATTTTCATTAGATCCATTATTAACTATTTCGATTGAAACTGATGAATTTTCATTACTATTAGTAGCAGACTCAATACTAGAATAAATTCTAGCATATTCTACAGGAGAGTTGGTGCTATTAAGTCCAGAAAAAACAACATAACCAATAATATTATTTGTTGCTAATCCACTAACAGACGTATTGGATAAAACTAATTTTGGACCAACGCCACTTTTATATACGGTAATACCATCGCCGGTTTGGCTATTAATAGTTAAAGCATCTGTAGCATTTGATGTGTTAATACCTATTTTGTTAGAACTAGCGTCTAAAAATAATAAGTAAGGATTTCCGCTACCTTCTACTCTAAAATCTTTATCTAAAGATTGTTCATTAAAAACTATAGTTTGTCCTGATGCTGGAATAATTATATCCGCGCTGGTCATTGTGCCAGTGCCACCAATTAATAAAGCATGATTATTTAGATTCCAATTTAAGTTCGCAACCCCACTAAAAGCATTATCATATTTAATTTGAATAGAGCCATCGTTACCATATGGATAAGTAGCATCTTGAATAGGATCTAATTTAAACCAACCACTTTGTGATGGCACAGAAACCAACTGAAGATAATCTTGATTAATATCAATTTCAGCGGATGGTGTTCCATTTATGGTCTCTAATCCACTTGGTAATAAACTAATAGCGTTTGGTTGTTGATATTGATTGCCTATAGTATTTTTTAATAAAAAGCCTAAAATAATAGGATCATTTTCCGCCGATACCTCTGGTAAAGATACTTGTATATTACCACTAGAAGCATCTACGAGATATGTTGCAGAAACATAGGGTGGTGAGAAATTAGAGTTTTTATTTTCTACATTTACAAAAGAATTATTAACACTATCTTGACCTATGATTGGTTCTATATATTTTGTACCAGCTGTGAATCCAACAAAAGTATCAAGATTGGTAGATGAGATAACACTTTCTCTTACTAATTGGTTAAGGCCACCACTGCTTAATATATATCCTGTACCAATTTCCCATTCTAAATTAGAATCTAATCTATGAATATAATATGTAAACTTATTATTAGGCCCTATTGTTGAAACAAAGTTCTTGAATCCTATTGGCGAACCGGCCAACAATAAATTACCCTGGCCTGTTGTGGTTGATGTTTCTTGAACTTTATTAGCATAGTATTTAATTGACATTATAAAACCCTTTTTAACTAGTTGTTTCTATTTTAAATAGGCCGTTTGTAGCTTGTGCCAAGCGTTGACCAATCTTATTGTAAATTTCATCAGCAAATGGCTTTAATTCATCCTTTAATCCATCCCCACCATTAACTTCAACCACAATACTTATAGGAGGAATAGAACCAGTAATATTTACATTAATATCTTTCATATTATTTAATGTAGAGGATATTCTGTCTATAGATGATGTAAACGCTGCTATTGGTGATGCTAAACCTTGTGTTGCTCCTTGTAGTATTGATGCTGCTGCTGATAATGCTCCTGCTGATGTGCTTATGCCACCAAAAGCAGATGCTAAATCAGTAGCGCTTTTTGCTAAAGTTCCTGCTCCGTCTCCAAAATTACCAAGCACAGTTTTAAGTTCAGAAACTGATGTTCCAAATGTTCCAACAGCATCAGAAAATGCTGATGAATCTAAGCTAAATGAAGATACACCGCCAGCGCCCATGCTTCCAGATGCTTGTCCTCCATCAGCAAAATAACTTACTTTTCCACCCCTACTCATATATTGACTATTATTATTAATAGCTTTTAATAATGGCAAGTTTCTTTGAGTTGCTGCTTTATTGACCACAAATTCGCCAGGAGTTAGCATGGCTGGTACAGTGTCGGTGCCTCGTGGTTGGTATGGAACTAGCGTTCCCTTGCTCGCATAGATTAATCCACCTAAAGATCTATTTTGTACTTTTCTAGGATTTAGAGCTTGTAATACATCTGGATCCCTCATAAGTTTTTGGAAAATTTCTTGTTCAGATGGTGATAATCCAGACAGTCCAGCTCGTGATAATTCTTTGGCTCTTGCTACTTTGGCCATTAATATTGATTCGGAAGTAGATAATGTTGCGGCTGTAGGAGTTGGTTGTGAGATTACATTTGGTATTATAGATTCTGGTTGATTCAATGGTGTTGATAATGAACCAGATGATTTGTCGCTTTGAGTTATTGCTTGTTTTCTAGCTTGTATTTCTGCTTGTCTTCTTAAGAATTCTTCTCGTGAAGACATTTCGTATGCTTTGCTTGCTGTTTCTGCTTGCTTTGTTGTTCCGGTTTTTTTAGAAAAATTACGGATTGTTGTAGGTAAATTTTCTGGAGTTATATTTTCAGAAGTCTCTCTTGCTATCTGAGCTAATGATTTATTGCTAAAATCTAACGGTGGTAATCCCATATCAGCTAATCTTTGACTACTTTCGTATCCTCTAGTAACTCGTTGCGCAATATCACTCTGTATATCTTCCATAGGAATTATACTAATTCTTCTATTGGCCTCGGCTAAATTTGCATTTTTTTCTGCTGTTTCTAAAGCTTCTCTAGTAAGAGCTCCTTGTCCTCTTCTAGTTTCTCTAGCAACTCGTCTTGCTTTTAAAGCTTCTGTGATTTTTGAACCAATTTTTGGTAGCGGTAATTGAGGTAATAATGGGGCGTTGGTGCGAGCAGATTCTATTCCAGCTTCAGCAATATCTACTAGTTTACCACCAACTCTCTCTATGCCTCTATTAGTAGCACTAGCTGCTCGTGTTAATCCTTTAGCAACAGCTGCTTCTCCACTTTTTACCAATGAGCTAGCGCCACCAAAAGCATCAATAGCTCCTTCACCAGCAACTTGAGCAATATTTGTTGCTCCTCGTTGTACGTTTTCTGCCGTTACTAATTCTCCAAGTGAACCCGGAGAAAGCCCTAGCGTTTGACCAATGACCGATTCTTCAAAAGCTCTTATAGTTTTGTTTTGTTTGATAGCTTCTGTAGAGTATGCCCCTCTTGCTTTATTAGCTTCTTGTTCATTAATTTGATTAATTCTAGCTCTGGCCATTTCTGCTGTTGCTTGATAGGCTCCTGGTGTTTTATTTCTTTTAGGTTGTATTATAGCAGAGGGTGTTGTCGATGCATCTCCTACAATTCCAGCATAAGCTGATGTGCGTGGACCACTAGCTATAAAATTAGCAATTGCGGCTCTAGCCTGAGCATCTCCTCGTCCTTGTTTATCAAACAATCCTCTAGATGGTTCTGTTGATGCTTCTATATTGGAAGGTTGTTTATCAGATTCTTCCATCATGGTCATTCTTGGACGCAAACCAGCCCCAGCAGGCCCCATACCATATGCTTCGGGTGTAGTAATTAGGTCTAAATTATCTAATCCTAATTTATATCCAAGATCAGCACCAGTAGCTAGTATTGTTTGTAATCCCGCTTCTCCCTGGGCCATTGCTGAATTAATAATTTCATTATTAAAAGCTATATCCTCTGGTCTATTGGCTGGATTAAGATTTTTTAATGCCATCGCTCCTGCTACAGTATAGCCAACACCGGCCCTAATTACTCCGTATCCAGCTTTTGGTATAGCGGTGCCAGCAGCTACTAATGGACTCTTATCAACTCCTTCTTGAAATTGTTGAAGACCTATCTGTACATTTTGGTTTGCAAATTTTTCTTTACTTACATTAGCTTGTTCTTGTAGTTGTCTTCGTTTAGCATTATAATCAGCAGTAGCATCAGATATTAGTCTTTCTAAATTTGCACGATCTCTAGCTGGGTCTTTTTTATCTGTTAAATCATCTGAATATTTTTCTTGTATTCTTGTTTTAATATATTCAGTTAAAGCAAAATCTTTTCTTTGATTTTCATAAGCAGGATCTGTGGCTAATAATTCTTGTATTCTTTGTGTTTTAGAAACACCAGCATTTGTTCCTGCTTCTATGCTAGCTTTATCAGCTGCTCTTTTTTCTTTATCTGTTGCTCGTTGTTCTGCTATTTTAGCCTCAGCTTTTTCTTTGGCTTTAACACCAGCTTCTTGTGCAGCATCTCTAAATCCTCTATTTCTAGCTTCGGCATCCCTGGCTTGTCTTTCAGCTATACTTTTGTTTCTTTTTTCTTTATCTATCTTTTGTTGAGCTTCATAATCAGCTATTATTTTATTTCTTCTCTGTTCTTCTAGTTTAGCTTCAGGTGTTTCTGTGGAGGCTACAGAAGCTTGTATTTCATCAAGTCTAGCTCGTCTAGCTTCTTCCTCTTGCTTTCTTTGATTATCATACTCTGCCTTTGTTAATCCTCCATAAGTTTTACGTTCTATAGCTTCTACTTCTGTTTGAGATAAAATTGGTCCTATTGATTCTTCTATTTTAACATCATCTGTTTGTCTATTATTAGAGGACGTAAATATAGATACAGAACGTCCATATCTTTCGTTCATTTCTTGCACTCTAGCTCTTTTTTCTTTCCTATATTCTTTTATAGCATCTTTTGGATCAAGATCAGGAAATCTTTGTACCGCCTCCATCTGTTCTTTTTGTTGTTTAGCTTGTTCTCTCCCTACTCTAGCAGCATATCCAGGATTATTAGCCATAGCAGCTTGTTTACGACGTTCTTTTTCATCTAATACAGCTTGCTTACGGCGTTCTTTTTCTTGTTGAGCTTTTTGCTTAGGAGAAAGTGGAACTTGTTGTTGTTGTTGTTGTTGAGCTTGCTGTCTCTGTTGTTCTGCTTGTTGTTGTGCTGGTGGTTTTGGAGTTTCTGGGTACTTATTATTAAAATTAGCTAATTCTTGTTCTGCCTTTTGTATTTCTGTTTCAATTTCATTATATCTTTTTTCGGCAAATTCTTTTGATGCTCCTGATTGTGCATTCCACACAAATTGTCCATCAACACCCAAATAACCAAGAGAATCTCTTTGTGCTTTCAAACTTTGTATATTCAGACTATATTGTCTTCTATCTCTTTCTATTGCTTCTACTTGTCCACCATCAGCCAAATAAACCACACCGCCCTTACTAAATCCGCTAGCTTTACCACTAGAATTAATTTGTTTTAATAATCCAAGATTCTTTTTAGTAGCCTTAGCATTGACCACAAATTCTCCGGGAGTTAACATTGCAGGCACAGTATCAGTGCCTTTTGGTTGAAAATCTATATATTGTCCTTCATTAGCGTATATTAATCCTCCCTTAGCTTTTGCTCCTGCTTGTTGAACTGGCGCGCCAGGAGGAGCCGCCATTTGTGCTGCTGCTTGATTAGCAGATAGTCGTACAGCAGCAACCCATAAATCTCCAGCTTCTCTAACCTTAGTAAATAGATAATTTGCTCCTTCTTGCATTCTTATTCCCATAATTTCAGTAGCTCGCGCTTGAGCCTCTGTGGCATCTTTATATTCTTTAATAGCATTTTGCTCTTCTGGAAGAGTTCCAAAATCTGATGCTATTTGTTCTCTTAATCCTTGTGGTAGTGGTCCACCCATAGCTCTTTCCAAGATAGCCACAATCTGTTGAGTAAGTTGTGTACTTTCTATTTGCAATTGATCTTGACTAACAAATCCTGCTGATACTCGTCTTTGGAATCCTTCTCTAGCAGATCTAATATCATCCATAGTACCACGACCAGACATCACAGCGCTTAATGATGCTGCTTGTTGCATAAAGTTGGTCATGTATTCTGGATCATTAAGATTACTAGCAAAATCTAAGAATGATTCTCTTCTGGTCTCTCTAAGTTGTCTTAATCTACTAATTTCATTTAAAGCATTGGCCGCTCTATTAGTATCATTAGCTAACTTTTTAAGAGCGTTTTCATATTGATTAATCTGTATTGTAACTTGAGATAATTCACTAGCAAATTTTTGTGGCCCGCCGGTTGTTGATTGAGCTTCTAACTCTCTTTTTCTTTGCTCGGCAGCCGCTAATCTTCTGGCTATTTCATTAGGGTCGGTAGTTCCAGTACCAGCAATTGGTCTGTTACCAGCCCCAATAGTTGCTGTCATTCCTAATATTTCATTATTAAATAATTGATTACGTTCATTTAGAGAAACCCTTTGTCCTAATGCTTCTCTAAGTTGTATATCTCCACCAGCTCTAATTTGATTAGCTTGTAGTTGAGTGTTAATAGATTGTTCTATAGCATTAGAATATTCATTTATTTTAGAAACAAAATTTGCAAATATATTATTAGCAGATTTTACAACATTTGAATAAGCTTGAAGGGCCTCAGAATTAGTTTTAAATAATTTAGCAAAAGTTTCGCTATTAGCTGCGATAGTATCAAATGTAATTTCGCCCTTACCAAGTTTCTCTATATTAGTAATAACGTCTTCAATAACACGATCTATTTCTGTAGTATCAGTAACACCTCCTGCCTTTAATGCCTCTTTTAATTGATTTCTTATTGTATTTGCTCTACTAGTGTCTCCAAAGTTTGCATCTCTTTCTTCTGCTGCTATGCTATTTAATATTTTTGGTAAATCTGTTTGTAATACTCTTTGTGATAATGCTGCTCCTTGTGCTCTTTTCGTAAACTCAGGATTTAAATTAAGATTTTGACCAAATTGACTAATAGTTCTACTAATTTCTTCTGGAGAATATGCTCTAAGATTTTCTAATACCGCCTCATTCATTCTGCTTGGTTGAGCAATAGTCGCACGACCTCCTAATCTGGAGCCAACACCAACATCAATTTGTCTTTGAGCTTCTTCAAATTCAGAGGAAGCTCTAATAGTAGCAGCATCAACATTTTTCATTGCTTCAGCAAAAAGATTTAATCTTGATACGACCACAGCTGTTGCTTTTTGTACATTATTTAATTCTTGTTGTTGTCTTTGAAGTTCAGCATTAGATGCATTAATAGCTAACGCATAGGCTTGAGCAGTTTCTTTGATTCTGATATCAAAAACTTCTCTTCCAGGATCAAAAGACGCTAAACTATTACGACTTTCTATCAAATCTGCAAGCTTAGCCTCTAGATCTGTAATTTGCGTGCCTCTTTGCGCAATAGCAAGAGATCTACTCAGCTCTGATATTTGTGGAGTTCTTTCTTCTCCAAGAATATCTCTTAATCCTGGTATCTCAACCTTAGCTCCTGTATCTAGTTTAGCAGAAATTTGGTTAAATGTCATTCCTCTTTGCATAAGAGTAGAAAAGGTTTGAGCAATTTGTTCGGCCCCAGTTTTACTTTCGCTAAATAAATTTTGACTTAATGCTCCTCTATCAATTCTACCAGCTCCAGAAGATGGAGCTAATCCAAAAGTAGTTCCTATATTGTATAAAGCCTCAGTGATATTTGACATTATTCCTGGCTGAGCCTCTTCTGTTCTACTTCTAATATTCTCCTGTTGAGCGGATATAATAGATCCAATTTCTGTTCTTATTGAGTCTAGAGAAGTAGACGTAATCTTTCCGGATTGAGATAGTTTATCTAATGTTTGAGATAATCTTTCAGAAGAATCCTCAACCTTTTTATTATTTTCTGCTATATTAGAATCTCTAATAGATTTATTATACGCATTAAAACCAGCTATTAATCCAGTGGTTGCTGTTGCCAATAATCCAAACGGCGTTGTTACTCCAACAATACTAGCAACAACGCCAGCTACTCCAGCACCTCCAGCAAATGCAGATCCAGCCGCTTCTCCTCTTTTACCTCCTATAACCCCACTTATACCCTCTCCTAGTAAGCCAGAACCAAATACTAATGACATAGGATCTGATAATAAGTTTCTCAACATTCCTCCTCTACTTTGAGGTAATCCCATAGCTCTTGTGCCAGTATTAGACGCTAACCACCCATTTCCTTGCGGTAAATTTCTTGGCAATATTCTAACTGCCTGAGCTATCGCTGTTGCTAACTGTGGTAATTGTCGAATAATTTGTGATCCAGCCTGTACTGCTCCTCCAATAAAAAATGACTGAACCATACCACCATTCGCAAAATTTTGTATGTTACCAACAGCGCCTCCTTTATTAAATCCCTGTACTTTATCTGCCTTATTTAATCTATTAAGTTGACTATATCCTATTCTTTGTGCCGCTGTTTTATTTATTACAAATTCACCAGGAGTTAAAAGAGCTGGTACAGTATCTTGTACAGAACCTCCTGTAGCGAACTGTTCAACCTCTAAAGCTTGAATAGCATTAGGATTTCTTTGTAGTGATTTATTTAAAATACTCTCATACTTGGATAGTTTTTTAGGATCAGAAAGATCACCAATTCTAAAATTAGGTATTTGAAATCGTCTTAAAATTTCATTTACTTTTTCAATTTGAGCTGGTGTTTTAATTTGAGATATAAGTCTAGAGGATATTAGACTTGATGGAGTACCAATGGGAGATCCAAGCGATTTTGTAAACTTACCTGTTTCTGTAGCTTTAACAAATCTACTAACTTGTTCCATAAAATCAGATATTCCTTTGCCACTTCCTCCAATAGTTCTAGTAGCATCAGTAGGAACTTGCTGTGGAAAACCCGCGCCAAATAATGGAGCTGCTGGTCCTAATCCAAATGGAAAATCCATAGATTTAATAGATTCGATTTTATCTACATAAGGAGCACCAACCATTTGTAGTGCTGCTTCGAATATACTTCCGGTTGCACTACTAAGAGTAGCTCCTCCTAAAGCCTGTTTAGTACTACTAAGACTGATTTTACTACTACCTCTTAATTTACCAGATAACATTTTGCCAGTATTAAAAATAGATTCTTTTAATTTACTAGTTATATCTTTTTCAATCTGTTTATTAAAGTTATTCACATCAGATAGAACACCAACATTAATACGAGCTATTTTATCAGTGCCCTCAATAGGACGAGTTTCTGTTCTACTACCAGTTTTTGTACCAGATCTTAGAGAAACTAAACCAAAATTATAATTACCGTTACTGTCTACCATATTTTGATTAATTAAATTTTCAAAACTACCAGCTTTTTGAACCGACTTAACTAATCCAGAATTATATTTCGGTTGTTTTTGAGCAAATTTTTGAACAAAACCCCCATCAGCAAACTCTTGAATTATACCAGACTTTAACATCTGATTAATGGTTTCACTAAATGCTGTTGCATGTCCGGCCTTACTAGCAGTAGCTCCTCCAGCAAAAGATCTAAGATATTGTTGAGCTGTTTTTGCTTTTGCTATTTTTTGTGGTTCATTTCCTAATGCGGCTATATATCGAGGTATTCCTGATTCAATTTTTGATATAGCTTCTTCAGAAAAAACACCAGCTAAACTAGTTTGTCCTCCGCTTTTTCTAAATGCTGATAATGCTTGAAGAACATCTCCTGAAGCTCCTAGGCCCATAGCTTTACGATATTCTGGATCTTGCTGATATCTGACTAATGCCTTTTCCATTTGTCCTTTTGGTGCTCGCGGACCACGTTGTAATCCGGCAGCACTAAATGTTAAGGCTCCTTGTGTTTTTTTAAGTCTTCCTTCTTTTTGTTTTTGTGTTTTAGCTAAAGCAACATTAATAATTTTATCTACTATTAATCCAGGATCGCCTTTTGCTAAGGCGCCTAAGCCGGTACCATAAACAAGTCTTCCTTCTTCTTCTATTTGTTTTAATAGTTCTGGTGAAATATTTTTGGATATAGAAACTGCTTGTTGGCCCACAAAAGATATTTTTCTTCTTCCTCCTTTTCTTGATTTTGGCATTAAGAAATCTCTGGTTAATTGTTTTAATGCTCTTAACGCTGAACCTTCTACATATCCACCATCTTCAAATTTTTGAACTTTGCCACCAACATTCATCCTGGCTAAATTACTAGCTCCAATTGTTTCAACAGCCTTTTTCCTAATAACAAATTCTCCTGGGGTTAACATCGCAGGAACAGTATCTCTATTGCCACTACCAGGAACCAGGCCTCCAGTAGCAAATTTTCTAATAGGACCACCTTCATTCCTTCTTGTTATTCCACGACCAAATCCTCCAGCAAATTGTGCTATTGCTGGAACCGCTCTAATCGCTGCTATAGCAGTTATAGCAGGCAAAACATCTTTCGCAGCAGATGCTACTGAAATTAATGCGCTAGCTAGTTGTAAAGATATATCAACGAACTTTTGAAAACTTTGTGTTTGTCCAATATCTCTAATTAATGCAATAAATTCTTCTCTTACTTTATTTACTCTAATAGCTAATGATTCTTGTGCTTTGGCAGCATCTCCTGCTAATGATCCTGCTCCTCTTTGAGCAACACTTAATGCTTGTTGTGCTGTAGCAAATTGTTGAATTAATGGAATAACTTTACCAATTTGTCTAAATCCACCAAGTTCTTCAACAATTTCACTAAATCTTAAGTCTCTAGGATCTAATCCTCTTAAGCCTTCACTAAGTCTACGAACAGCCTCATATGGTCCAACGAACTTGCCTTCTAAATCTGTTAATGTAATACCATACTCTTTTAATGCTTGTATTGTATTTCCTCGTTGAATACGAGTAAAGATTGTTCGCAGGCCAGTAGCGATAGTTTCTGCGCTTTCACGAGTAGTAGCACGAACACTTGTAAATACAGCAATAAATTCATTAAGAGCATCTTTGCCTTGACTTACTCCTTTACTAGCCGAAGCAAAAACACCACCAGTACGCTGAATAGCAGTAATAATATCACTGGATTCTACAGCAAATTTAGCAGCGACCGCGTTAATCGACCCTAACGCTGATTCTAAGTCACCAGCGCTTAATCCAAACTGTCTCATTAAAGCAATACTACCTTCTACTGTTTCATTTAAGTTATCAAAAGATGGGGCAAGAGCGGATTTTGCCAATGCTTCTAGTGCTGTTTTAGTTTGATTAGCCGATAAGCCAGCCTGTGCTAAAGTTGATGATACTGTTAATAGTTCTGATGAACTAACGCCAAGACCAGTAGATAGTCTGGTGATTTCTTGTGATAATCCAGCAAGACCGGAAGCAGATGAGTTGGTAACCTGTTGTAATCTAACAAATTCTTTATTAAAATTAATAAATTCTGAATATGCTGATGATAAGGCACGAGTAAATGAATAAACTGCTCCAGTAGCAACACTAAAAGCGGCAAATCTACGAATAGCAAGAGCAGATTGAGCACCAAAGTTCTCCATTGCTGTTGCTCCATCTCTAGCAGCAGCTTGAGCGGCTCTTGTTTGAGTATTTAATCTATTTAAGGCATTACCAGCATTAGCAGCCGCATTACCAGCGTTATTGATAGTGGTAACTAAATTAGATAATGTGGTAGATAAAGCCGCCGCATTGCTCTGAGCATCTCTTAATGCGGTGCTCAACGTTCTAATATTTGCAGTAACAGCCTGAACACCTCTAGAAGTATTAGGATTAATATTTAAATCTAAAGTAAGAGTAGATAATTGTCTTCTAATATTGCCAACAACCTGGTTAATATTAGATGGGCCTCTTAAATTTAGTTCTGCTGTAAGATTAAATGCTGCCATTAGTATAAATCCTTAAAAACAAAAAGGCATCACAGTTTGACTATGATGCCTTAAAGTAGTTGGTTTAAGAAATATTATTTCAAGACGAAGCAACTGGTTCTGTTGATGATGATTTTGAAACATTATTAACTTTTTCCTTATCTTCCTCTAAAATAATAGGATTGCCATTATCATCTGTAAATGGTGCAAAGTCTGCTACATAATCTCCATTAACATCTACCAGGTTGCCATTTTTATCAACAAACTCGCCTTTTTCATTAATAAAGCGGCCACTCTGGTCAATAAGCCTTCCTTCGCTATCGACTAAACGACCTTCTTTATCAACCAAACGTAAATTATCGTCAACAAATTTATATTTAATCAAAAATTTATTTTCTGGAAGTTTCTTTTCATAATCATTATCCAAACCATACATCATGTTGGCTAGAACCTGTGCTGCTTTAATAGCTATAGGTTCGGCCGCTCTTGCTAAATAGTCTGCATAATCTTTAAAAAACTTCTTTTCTTTATTATCAGAATACACCAAGCAGCATGAGATTAAATAGTTAAATCTAGCGTTATCGGCTTGTCCTTCTGCTGTGTGATTGTCCAAATTAGTTCTAACAGAAATTAAATCTCTAAGATCTTCTCTAAGTTCTTTAATTTTAATAGCTATTTCTTTAGCCGCTTTTAGGCTAATTCCGCCTTTAGCCAAACTCTTTTCGCTATCAGAAATTTGTTGTTGAATATTGTTAAGTTTAGCCTGTTTGCTTTCATCCCATAATCCTTGCTCTTTTAAAAGATCGTCTAGTCTAGCTCTAACAATACAGCCAGATTTAACAGCATCAGAGAAAGCCTGATTATATACTTTTTGGGCCTCTCTCTGATCTGCTAAAGAAGCTGATCTAATGGTAAAATTTTGTTCCTTATTATCAATAGTTATCGAAAATGAATCAATATTCATATTATTCCTCTCTGTGATGGTCTTGTTTATTTAATGGGTTTATAAAAGTTAATCTGTGTCTAGCTATATCTGTTTCTTGTTCCAAATAATCTACAACTTCATCTATAGCATCTCTCATTTGATTATTGCCATGATTTAATATAGATGTTCTAGTATATTCCCACAAATCTAAAAATTCTTTTTGTCTATCTGTTAATTCTTTATCAGAATTTAATCCCCACAAATATCCAAATTGATCTTCGAAGCGAGCCAAAGAACCAATGATCGTGGTTTGAAATCTTTTAGATAACTGTTGAATAACACTTTTTCTAGAATTATTTTTTTTCATAATTATTTCTTCTTATTAATAGAGCATTTTTGTTGAGCCTCAAGTTGTGCTTTACGCTTAACTGCTGGTATATCTTCCCATCTTGTTCCTGGGAATTGCTTACTATATTCCGTAACTTCCTTTATAAATTGTTTTTCTTCCGGTCCATTGAGATCTTGAATAGCTTTTATCTCTTCTTCATTTTGGGTCATAACAAAGATATGTTGTGCCTTATCTTTTATATTACCCCCAATTTTATCGAGAATAGCATTTTTCTTTTTCTCTTTTTCTGATTTTCTATTTTGATGTATAAACCATCCATCAAGAGCAATATCATCATTTATAATATCCTCAGATGGACATTCAGGGTGTTGTCTAACATTATTATACATATTATGGAAATTTATTAAATGTTTATAATCATCATTAATATCAATTATATCTTTAGTTAAATTACTAATAGAAGAATATGATTTCCATATATCTGACTTCACTAAAGATCTTATATCATCTATAGTAATAATATCATTAACAATTTCTCTAATAAAAATTTGTAATTTTGTATAATCTATTGTTGAATCATTATAATTAAATACTAAATTATTTGTTTTATCATAGATAGTTTGCATTAATATAAATTCATTTTTTATAGTAGTCGCATGTTCTTCTATGCTCAGATGATTTAAACAATTTTTTTTAGATAATAATTCGTTTAATAATTTTTCTTGTATATATAGATTATTTTTTAAAAACTTTTTTTTAGTACTATTTAAAAAGTTTAAATAAATATCTACCTTAGCATTATCAATATCTTCTTTTACTATAGTTAATCTTTTATCTAGTTCTGGATTCCAGACCCCATTTGTTATTAACTGCATTTCAATTTCTTTTGATGTTAATAATCTTTTATCAAATTTATTTTCTTCTATAGTTTTATCATATAAAATTTCTGCTTGATATTTAATAGTTAGATTAGGACTTATTACTTTATATTCTTCATTATCTATATAAATATAATAATATCCTAATAATATTCTATATAATATTTTTTCTAAATTAACATGGTGTGTCATCGAAATAAATTATTGGTTTAATTCCTGGTATATCTTCGTAACTAGTATATGTTATACTAATTGTTTGTGGCTTGCTTCCTAAAGAAGCTTCTCCTCCACTATATTGTATACTGGTAACATAAGCTTTACTAATTGAAAACGAGACCCCACAAGCACTAATGCTAGCGCTATATGTTTGACTACCTGGATTTTTACAAGCAGTATATAAGTCATTTATTGTTATAGAATCCATAGACGATGCTATTACTTCATATGTTATACTTTGTTGTAAAGGAAACTGCACAACAGAAGCATATGGTTTTCTTGTAGCAAATTCTCCTATATTTTGTCTATTTATAGATACCTCTGCACTAACAGACTGTAAATAATTGCCAGAAATACCTGCTGGCAAATTTCCACCATAATCCTGTCTTTTAGCAACTAATACTGAGCCATATCCGCCACCACCACCTCCTCCTCCGCCTCCGCCTCCAGATGGTTTAGCAAATCCTGTGTATGATTTAGTTATAGTAAAAGGTCCGTCGGTTTGAAAATTATAGCTAAATTTAGATAATAAAGCTAAACTAGCACTAACTCCTCCATTAGAACCAGAAATATCAATAGTAGCTAATTTATTAGCTTCTGTAACATTAAAAGAGCCCATTTCTGGTGCGTGTCCAGTATATGACACTTGTATTTCTGGCATATCGCCGTATGTAGCTATAGGACTTCTATTTCCAAGCCTATATAAAGCATTAATATTTCTACTTAATGAATATTCTGCTGATATTAATCCTGATAAATTATATCCACAGTTACTAACAGATAACTTATGAAACTGATTTACTTTTATAGTAGGTCCTGTAGGCACAAACTTGTCCTTTTAGTTTGTATATAAATTAAATTTAAAAATTAAGAATTCTTATTATTAGCCAATACTAAAATTATTATAGGATGTATATGTATAGGTAACCTCAACATTACCACCACCAACATCACCACCACTATAACCAATATTACTTAATCTGGCGTTACTCACAGACCATGTGCTACCGCAAGCGCCAATACTAAAGCTTTGATTACCATTTGGTAAAGTGGCACAAACGGGTGGATCTGTTGGGGTTGATCCAGCGTCTGGTAATAGATATCCAATTTCTAGAGTAGCTTCGATTGGAAACTGTACGAATCTTTTAAGTGGTCTATATTGACCAAGAACAAAGGTTGGCTCTCTATTGATAGCAAGAGTAAGTCTAGCGCTAGTAGCTCCACTAACACCAGTCCAGTCTGGCCTGTATGGTAAATGGATATTATCATTACTTGGGCTAAAAGAACCACCAGATGTTAAAGTGTCTCCAACATATGTAATTTCTTCTGTAAACACACCGTCAGTAGTAAAGTTAACACTATATCCACTAATTAAAGCATTATCAACTGTAAAACCACCTTCTGAACTACCTATTACAATTGTTTTTTCTTCATTAAGAAGTTCTTCAGCGAGTTCACAACTTTGGTTATTAAGAGCTAATGAAATAGCTGCCCCGCCCTGTATTGCTCGTGTAATAGTTACTTCAACTTCTGGCACGTTTTGAATAAAGTCAACCGGATCACATTGACCTAATTGAAAAACTGGATCTAAACCTACGCTTGATGTTAAGCTTACACTTTGTACGCCTTGAAGAGAGGCGCCTCCTAAAGTAACGTTATGTGTGGCATAAAATATACGCTCTGCCATATTAATATCTCCGTAATAGTTGCATTGGGAATATGATATCTTATCATACACCCAAAATATTAAAAAACGATAATCATATAAATAAATATATAAATAAATTATGGCTAATTACATAAACTATTATCTTGATTATATATCAATACTTCGTTTGTAATTCTAACAATAGCTCCATATAATCTAATATTAATAAAATTAATATCAGAAATATTAATATCTTTTATTCGACATTTTATCCATTGGTATGATGGATTATTTACAATAATATTATAATTTTGACCATTTATATTTTTAGAACCATCATAATTTAAAGGATATACTCCAGATTTTACTACATTATCAGTATTATATAAATAAAGAATTCTATCTTTTTGTAATCTTAAAATATCAATTATATTATTTTTATCTTTAGAATTATCAGATAATATATGAAATAATAAATCTTGTTCAATTATTTGTGATACGTCTCCTAGTTGAAGTGGCTTGCTATTTGATCTTGCTACAGCTTCTATAATAACGGCTGGTAGTTGAATTCGTTTTTCAGCAGAAATACTGAATTCCCCTTTGTCTGATAAGCTAAAGCCTGTTTTATTTTCTAACGACGCCTGTTGGATTTCTTTCCAATAAGGAAATTCTTCCATTTTATAAATTTGAATATTTCTATAAGAATATTCTGCTGTCACAGATGTTCCTGTGGGAATTGGTTGATTAAAGACAACTCTACCATCTGGATAATTAATTTTATATCCAATATTAGCATCTCCAGTAGGAGCTGGGTAAAAAGAAGATCCAACATATATTCCACTAAAATTTATTGGTTGTACACCACTATAATTTATGCCACTTTCGTAAACCCAATCTTTTCTAGGAGTTTGCCATACCGTATTTGTGGTATAGTTTGGATCTTTAGTAGGTTTTAAAATATGTAAATTAAAATTATTTATATTTGTTGTTGGTGTCGATACATTGGTAAATCCTCCGATGTTCAAAAATCCCCAGTCCAGAAAAGACTTATAATTATTTATTAATTCATTAATGAATAATGATTGTCCTAAGCTTTGAACACCAATAAAAGATGGATTAAAAACCATAATTTATTCCTTTATTTAATCAGACTTGTTATAAATTGATCTATTTGTGATGTGGCACTGTCTAAGCCTCTAGTAATCCAATTATTATTAATGTTACCAGCATATTCAGGAGGAACTCTCCATGATCCTCCATTTGTTTGTCTCATTATACCTCCGCCAGTTCTTGATGCGTCATTTGGTCCAAGAATAAAATTATAGTCACTAATAATAACAGAATCACCCTCTAATAAGAGCCACCTTAACCAATCTATTTGAGACCCTTTTTCGCTTATAAAACTAGATGACCCCAAGCTTAATAAATCAGAAAAGTCTTTTTGTATCATTTGTAATTTAATACCAGCAGAAATTTTATTTGATATAATCTTAGGCGGTTTAATATTTACTAGTGTTCCAGATCTGATTGTATCTAAAATTTCTGATAATCTAGCTGCTGGATTAGTGATACCTAATTCATATTGTAAATTACCACTCGATAATGCTGAATATTCTGGTTGATTAATAATATTATTTATAACTATATCTGGTATATTTTGTTTTATTTTATTTGCTATATTATTAAAATATGCTGTCACATCCGACAATAATGCCTGTGCAATATTTTTAGATATAGTAGAATTATTCTCTAATAATTTAATTGAAAATGATAGTTTTGTCATATTTTCTTCCAATACGTAAAAATATAAGAACTATCTCCAAATCCGCACGGTTCTGGTTCGCTATTTCTTTTATAATAACTTTCAGTATAGTTTTGTATATTGCTATCTATAATAATTTGATTGCAGCTTTTAATTTTAGGAAAATCTTCAAATTTACTAATAGTTTGAACAAGTCCGTCTGGACTATGTATTTTAGCATTAAAATTAATCCAATATTTATAATCAAACAAAACCAACATATTAATAGTTTCTGATGCTTCTTGAAATATTCCTCCAGCGCCAGAACAATAAGGACACAATTGTCCTTCTGCGAAAACTAATGGTCCTCCAGTTTTGTGCCTGTTGCTGGATTTATGAGATATAGGATCTATATAACAATTAACACACTCTATAAATTTTGATCCCTCATAGATAAGCTTACATGGCAAAGATAAAGATCCTTCTCTGAGAAGTTCATCTATCATATTTTTATATAGAAGTTTTAAATCATTAGTAATGATATTCATGTTATATATTTATATTAAACAAAAGTAATAATACCAGTAACAATTTTACTAGTTTCAGAATTATTATTCAATAATTCTATATTATAGATAGCGATATTTTGTTGTATTCTCCGAGTAAAAGTTTCTGGAATATTCATAATTATAGCGCTATTATTAGTATCTATTTTTAGTAATAGATTTGAGGTAGACATATTTAATAAAATTAAATCTGATGTTGACGAGGATCTAATATCTCCTCTTAATGAGTATGAGCTAAGATCAACACCGTCTCCGTTTTTAGATACTAAAAATGTAATTCTATAACTACTTCCTTTATTTAAGGTCAAATTTTTTGTAGCTGTCACAAAGCAAGAGTCATTTTCTGCTGGATTTTCTAATGTATTAAAAATTGAAACACAAAATGATGACATAAATTATTCCTATGAATAAAAACCAGTTCTATATGGATCAAATCTACTTTTAGTTCTTTGTAATTCTGGATCGAATTGATTACCAGAAAATGGACCTAATACAGCAGCTATAGCGCTAGCATTAGCAACGTCCCAATGCTCAACAAGATCGTCATATAATTTACACGGACCATGTTTTAAAATCATCTCCCATCCAGCAGAGGATCCCGTTACACTTAAACTAGCTGGACCAAGAGCTGCTCTAACGCCATCCATTGCTGCTTTAGTTCTTAGTGTGCCTTGGTCTACTAAACACGCAGCCTTAAGAGAAGTTAAAATAATAAAAATTTCATCACTATCAGTAGTAGGATCAGGATTAATAGTACCGTTAACAACATCAATAGTATATGGATGATCTAAAACAACATCAAATTGAACATATTTTCCAGCAACTAAGATAGTCTGTTGTATTCTTTCATCAGAAAATTGGTATGGAGCAATATTGTCATTAATTAGCGTTCTAACCATAATAGTCATTTCATTTTGCCATGACATAAAATATTTCCTTATTGATTTTGATATAAAAGTATATACACCGATACAAAAAAAGCCGCCCCAAAGGAGCGGCTTTCTTGTTTAAGAGAAAATAAACTGATAATTAGAGAGCGCCTAGTAAAACTCTGCGATTATCTAGAACAGCAAAGCCTTGTTCAGCCCATCCATAGAAACCAGCTCTCTTTTGACGATGTAATGTATCATCTTCAAAGATTTGAACTTGTTCACGAATTGGCATGATAAAACTATCTCTCTTACGAAGATCTAAACCAACAACAAGTTCAACTTTGTCGTTATTTACATCTCCACCAACATCTTGTGGTAGTGTACCATTTAGAACGTTTTCGTAGAACAACTGATATTCTTGATCTTCGCCTAGTTCGTCTAGATCATGTAAATTAACTCCAAATACACGATTAAGACTACCATCAGCAGCAACATAGATTTCTCTACGTGTTACTTCATCAACTTGATCAACCCCCCAGTTGCGGATATCTTCCATAGCTTCTGGGCTGACATAAAGGTCAGTTAGAATACCACGGTTATTACTTGCGCTATTGCCGCCACCATTTCTACGCATAACAGTCTTCATAAGACTGACTAAGCGTTTGGTAAATTGACCTTGATCAGCATCACTATCGAATACTACTATGTTACGATCAACACCAGCAGCTAGAAGTGTATGCCAGCCATCATCGTTCATCTTCTTTACGAATTGGGCTTCCATAACTTCCATAGCACGACCAACTACGTCCCAACGAGCATCACGAGCATATTTTAGGAGATAGTCGATTGAAGCACCAATATCATAGGTTGGAACCATGACATAATCGCCTTCAACGTGACGCTCTGGAATATATCCATGATTTGGGATAGTATAGGCTACGAAATCTTTTTCGGTGCCTGGAGCTAAAAAGTCTAATGGAAATTCTGGAGTGGCACTTTGACTTAGTGTGATTGGCTCAAAGATACCGTCTAGAATATCGCCATTTAAAATACCCTGACGAAGAGGAAGTTCTAGAGCTTTTGCAAATTCGGCATTAGCTGCAAGAGCCTCTTCTTTATTTAAAGAACCAGAACGAACTAGAAGATCAGTAAGCTCTGGTGTTGGTTCAAAAGCTTTATTGGACATATTATTATTCTCCCTTAAATTAAGCGATGTTTACGGATACTTTGGCATAACCATCGGCGTCCTTACTACTGAGGAACGAACCGATTTGAACAGAATTTGTGCTACTTGTGCCAATTAGACCACTAGCGCCAACATAAGCTTTGGTGCCTACTGTTGGACTAATACCTGGAACAAGCATGTTTGTTGTAACTTGACCTACTCGAAGTAAAGTTACTTTACCACCAACTTGAACTTCATCTTTGTGCCAATTGATGTGTTGTCTTGTTAAATCATAATTAACAACATCATTAAGAAGAACGCCAACTGGATTAACGCCTGTGCCTACAGCACTGTATGCTACTACTGCATTGGCATCATCCATTGATACTCCAGAACCACTAGTTGCGGTGGCACTAACAACACCTCCTCTTTCGGCAGTTGTTGTCATGAAAAAAGAGATATCTGTTAAATGTTCGATACGATCTGATTTAAGAGCCATATTATTATTCTCCCTTATTAAGTTTTTTACCTAGTCTAGCGCATACAAAATCTACTAATGCTGCACGAGTTGAGTCAACACTATCTGTGTTGTCTTCACCAGCACTAAGATCAAGTTCAGTTTCAGATTCAACACTATCAAGAGCTTCTTCAGCTTTTACTGTGTTGTTTTCTTTGCTTTTTGGTGACATTTTTTTAGCAGCATTACTGATTAGTGCTACCATAGCATCAAAAGCATTATCTTCTAGTGATTCGAAATTATCGACAGCGGATGAAGCAGTTTCTTGGTCTAGTCCTTTTTCTAAAAGACTTGCCATTCTTTTCATTTTCTTTTCTTTCTTCATCATTTCTTCTTCTTTCATCTTATATGCAGCTACAGCTGCCAAAGCCTCATCTAAATCAGATTTAGCCTTTTTCATTTCTTCTTCTTTCTTCATCATTTCTTCTTCACTCATTTTTTTAGCTGCTTCTGTTGAAGAAACGAGTTCGTCGTAAGCAGTTTTAGTTTGTGATAATTCTGTTTCTAAAGCAACTAGTTTATCTTTAAGCTCACTAACTTGAGCATATGCCTCTTGAGTTGCTGAAGCACAATCTTTCATGGCTTCTACTTTTTCTTTAATTTCGGCTATTTCTTTTTCTAAACTCATATTATTAGTCTCCATTGGATTTGTACTTATTTCTGATACACCTGAAAAACTTTTTTCAGTATTTTTTATATTTTCAATATTCATAAAATTTTCTTTACTAAATATTATACTATCTGGATTAGCTGGTTTGTCAACATATCCTTTACCAGAGAATGTGATCTGTCTTAGTACTCTTCCTAGTTTATGGTTTTCGTATTTGCCACTTCCTCCGTATGCTCTTAAGTGTTTTGTTAGAAAAGCAGTATCATTAGATCTTGATAAGATCTTATATTCGCCAGTGTTTTCGTCGATTAATCCATAATCAAAACCCTTAAACATACATTCCATACTTACATATTTTGATCCATTTTCTATTTCTGCTATTAATTTTGATGTTCTTTCTTTTAATTCTGGATTAACATAAGCTTTATAGATAACAGAACCTGTTACAATATGGAATTTTTCTGGCAAATTTTCTATAGGTGTGGAATCGTCAATAAGAATTCCATCGTCAGTAATTGACCAATTTGATACTATATGGCCAATAATAGTGTTTTCATCATGTTCTAAGTTTGTTGGCTTATCTTCTGGAGTATTTTTTGCTGCCCACACTTCTGCTTTATCAAATATATCATCATTTTTATTCCAAGATGATGTAACTAAAATAGATTGTACATAATAAAGATCAGAATCATCATAAGAAGCTAATGATTTTAAGTTTTTAGCAACAACTTTTTGATTGTTTTCTGAAATTGGAGAAGCAATAGATGCTACAGATATAAATTGTTGTGAAGCAATAGCTTGTTCTAATCCATCTAATTTTTCTTGGTTATATATAATCATATTATATTCCATTAGGTTAAGTTGTCATACACCATAGAGTAAAAATACGACTTAAGTTGTTTTAGTTCTTGTACAGATAACTCCCTAGAGAAAGTGTGTTTCATATTATTTAAAAATATTTGATAATAATTATATATTTTATTAATACTAGTATTATTATTTAATAATTTTAAACCAGACGAAATAAATGATTGATCTATAGGCTTATATGGTTGTGCAGAAAGAAGCAGTTTGGTTTTAATTGCTTCTGCCTCGGCATATTGATCATTAGATAAACTTCTCATATTTTTCTTTTGATAGAAATCTAATAATATTGGATTTAATATATCTGTAATATTGTCTTGAGCATTATCTGCCCAAAGTTGAAGTTTTGCTCCAATTTGTGGACTAAATTTTTTTGTTTTTCTTTTATTAGAATCTTTCGAATTCTTGGGTCTTCCTTGTTCTGGTTGACCTTTTAAAGATTCTGGCGAATCTTTAACACCAACAGGATTACCAAAAGGACCTGATGGAGTTTTCATTTCTAAAACTGTCTTTTCTCCAGCCTTTTTCTTTTGCAATTCTAGACCAACTTGACTCGGGGTAGCAAGTCCAATTTGTAGTGCAGTTTTTAACAATGATTCTTCGAACATAGGATCATACCAAGGACCAGCTTTTGGAACCATCCGTTCGGCTGCTCTGTCTTTATTTTCTCTATTAAGTCTAATTTTTTCCATCTCCGGATCAAAACCAAATCTGCTTTGTATAAGTTCATCACTAATAAGATTTCTATCAGCAAGTTGTATAAGTAATGCCTTTTCGGCATCTTCATTACTTAAATCCATTCTGTCAAATTCTACTTTTGCTGCATATTTAAAACCCATAGCTTTTTGTACAAGTTCGAATTCTTTTTCCCAAAAAGAGACAAGCATATCTCTTCCGTATTGCAATCTTTGAGTTAATGTTTTAAGGCTAATAAAATTATTCGTAGTTCCTGCTGCTCCAAAAGTTCCTGTAAGAGTTGGAGGAATTCCTAGTCCAGCATAAACACTATTTAAGTGTGGAATATATTTTGCTTCACCTAAAAATTGATGAACATTTGTATTGCTTTCAATTAACTCGATATCTGGACCCCACACAAGATCCAAAGTTCCTCCTCCCACATTATTTTGTAATATTCCAGATAATTTACTAGCAGCGGCTTTTGTTGGGGCAATTTTATGCTCAAGACTACCAAGTTTAAAAATACGAATATTACTAATGGCACCATCTAAGGCTGACATATCAGCTAATTTAAGTTTCTCTATTACTGTTATATCATCCATGATGCTATAAATCATTGGGTATGCCCAGCTCTGCCAATCGTCTTTTTTATAATGAAATACTAAGGTTTTTTCTGGATCTAATGGATAGGGTTTTTTATTTTTAGCCGCTAATACTATTTGTTCTGGTAATGATGAAACAATTAATTTTTCATTATCTGTTTTGGGACTATTAATAATTTTTCTTAATGATGACGGTATTAATAATTCATATCGTTTTTTACCAACAAATGAAGATAAAGACCCTGCCGCAACATTAACATAAACAGGATCTATAAATGTATATCTCCAAGGAATTTCTCTTTTATCTACAGGTATATTGTCTTCGTCTTGTTCTGTAGTATCTGCTGTCGATGTGGCTCTAAAAAAATCTTCTGCTGTTTTTAAACTAATTTTAGCTGTTTGTCTATTAATTACTATATTTGCTGTTTTATATAAATTATTTAAGAATCTTTCACTTCTGTCTTTGCCTTTGACTTTTTTGAACCATTTACGATAAAATCTTTCTGTTCTTTTATTTTTACATACTGGTTTTATTCCTTGTACAGCGAAGTCTGCCATTAGATCAATAACATTTTTAACTAATCCAACTTTTTGATATATCTCTTCTGCTCTGTCTATAATTTCTTTAATTTGTGTAGGAACTGCTTCTCCTGGTCGGAAATAATCATATCCACCACGAGTTAATCCTGGTTTACCACTTACATTTGGTAAAAGATTACTATAGTCATTTGTTCTTCCTCTGTATGCTGAGGTTGCCTTATATAGGCCATATTCATTCAAGCATTCTGATGATTGTTTAAGAGCATCCTGTTTACTTTGAAGATCTTCTCCCCATGTAACATATGCTTCTTGGTTTTCTAGCGCAGCATCAGCTATAGCATCGCTTTTTGGATATTTTTTGGTCATAATTATATAATTTTATTGTAATGGTATTATAATTGTATTACACACTTATTTGTATATTCCTATATAAATATCATCATTTGCTGAGTCTGTAAACCAACTTGGCCCCTTATACATTTGTCCATTATTTTTTGTTGCTAATGAAGCATTTGTTCCAATTACTTCATAAGATACTGGAGCAATTGATCTATTAATTTGTCTAGCTATCATATTAGCTATTAATAAAGCACTATATCTGTCTTTGCGTAATTTACCCTTTTTGCCGTTTGGAAGTTTAACATCAGGAGTGTCCCATCTATCTCTAGCTCCAGAGCCTGTACTAGTTTGGGTCATAACTATAGTTGTTAATTCATTTTTTAATTCTTCTATTTCTAGAATACACTCGCTAATACTATCATAAATAGGTGTCAAGTCTGCTGTTTGTATATTTCTATTTTCTTGATCTAAAGCTAATACTAAACTAAGTTCATCAAATCTAGGAAATAATAAGGCTTTATCTTCTAAATCTTTGCGTAAACCATGATTAGCTTGGCTTGTCCAATCGGCTCTTGCAAACTGCACTAATTCTAAAATATGAAGTCCTTGTTGATCGTCTGTATCTTTAGGTTTATCTTCTATGATTGGCCAAATTAAATGCTCTCCTTCTTCTAATTTTCCTGGATCATGCAAAGCTTCCTCTATCGCTATACCGCCGCCTTGAGCGTCAATACCTATTCTTTCACAAGGAAATACTTTCATTAGATTACGAATTTTTCTAGCGCAAAATCCATAAAAATCATGTTCGTTTACTAGTCCTGCATTTTGTCTTTCTTTAAAATTTGTTCTATTAGTAGTCCAACAATAAACAACTCTATTATGGTTAGGATGCATCTCTAATACAACTATACTAAAATTATCTTTTTCACTAGCCGGATCAATGCCATAAACATACTTATGTTTTAAATCTCCAAAAATTTTAGGTTCAAAAATAATTTTTTCATTATTAATGAGAACTGGATTGTTGTCTTTAACTACACAACTCTCTATAAGACTACGCTTAAAAAATCCATCGCTATCTTCTGTAAAACAAGCGGCATATTCCATGTTGTATATGCCTGTGTGTATTGTTGCTTTGGCTCGTGCTACTTGTTTGTCATCCATAAACCCTTTAGGAATGAGTTCGTATGGAATACGAATAATACTATAATCTTTCCAGTTAAAATTTTCTGGAACTTCTCCTTTAAAAATTTCTTCTAATTTATGTTTTTCTCCTTTGCTTTCTATAATTGCTTTATATCTTTTCCAATAAGAGGCAAAATGTTTAAATGCATAATCTGCTGTACCAGCTATAATTGCTTGATTACCCATTTTAAAATTAAGTTGTTCAAGATCGTCGTTCCATATACCAGCTTCTTTCATAGCTTGCTTTTTTGCTTCTTTTTTAACGTTTTGTATAGGAGTAGCAGACACTGCTGCGAAACCTGATACTACGGTTTCATAAATATCAGGACTAATACTTGCAAATTCGTCAGCTATGATAATGTGCGCTCTCAAACCTCTAATTTTGCTTCCATCGCCCATTGGGATAGCTATAGTCCAACTATCTCCAAGCCTCATTGTGCATCTATCAACATCTCTCCTTGGTCCGTCATCATTGCCATTAAAAATACTTCGTAAAATAGCGCTGTTTCTCCATAGAGTTTCCATATATTCAAAAACTAACTTGCTTTGTCGGAAAGCAGCTCCAACAACAACGATTTTTGTTCCTGGAACTAATATACATTTTAATGTGCAATATAATGCCATTAAAAAACTTTTGCCGAAACCACGACTAGCAATAAACATAGGAAATGGCCTTATCCAAAATTCTTGTAATATAGCAATTTGTACAGGATGGAGTTCAATATCAAAAAGGAGTTTGCATGTGGATCCAAAATTAGCCGGATTTCTTAAGAGTTTTAATAGGTGAGAGTCTGGATTTTCTATATCTTTTTTATTCCTATTTATCATAGGATTTTTAGGAATTGTAATCTTAGAAAGTTCGCCTAGGTTTAGCCACGCATCATCAAACATTGTTATTGTCCTGAATTAAAGATTTTTTATAAATACGTTTTAGGATATTAAGAGCCATTTTTTCAGCATTTGATGAATTACCACAAAAAATAATTTTTATGTTATGTTCTAATTCTAGGTCTAATAGATGTTTAATAATAAAATTTGGTGTTATTCTAATTTTACTCCATAGTTTTTTAGGTATAGTAGAACCAATTGGATATCTCATTACATCGTCTAAATTAAATTCTAATAATACAAATGGGTATTTTATTTTTTTTAACCTATCAACAACATCTTGAAATCTACTTTCTGTGATATTGTTGGCTACTTCCGCAACATTTCTTTTTCTTTCTATAGCTACTATTTCTTGTAATCCTTCTATGCTATAGTCTCCGGTGTCTAATTTATGATGAGCGGTTGCGTGTTCTTCAAAAGTCCACGGCTTTTGCTCTCTTGTGTCTATTATAATAGTAAAATTATTATTCATGATTTATTTTTAAGTATTTTAAAAAATAATGGGGCATATGATTCTTCATTGCTTTTTATTAAGTCATGATGAATTTTACATAAACATATACCATTATTAATATCATATCTTAGTGATGGAAAATTGCTCCATGGCATAATATGATGAGCATGTATTTTAAGCGAGCTATTACAATTAGGCCATTGACATTTACTTTTATCTCTTTGTCTTATAGATTGTCTCCATTTTTTATATTGTGGATCACTATAGTCTCTAGTCATTTTTTAAAACAACTTCTGGTGTTAATAGTGGAATATCTACTTTGCCATCTTGATATTGATGATATTCACTCAATTTTTGTTTAGCTTTTTCTGTGGCCATATTAAGTATTACCATTTCGCGCCCTTCTTTTTCTCTTATTTCTTCGTCTTCTAACATACGAATTAATCCAACCCAGCTGCTTTTGCCATCTTCGATTCTTTTAATACGTTGTTCTCTTGTGGCTTTTAGATCTTTGCTTATTTTTTGTTGTTCAGCAAGGAGCTTGGTATATTCGTTAGTATAACTAGCAATACTATTTCGGGCGAAAGTTAATTGAGTTTCTAAATTAGCAAGTTTTGGAACATCTCTTTGGTCTTCGGGTTTTTCATATTCTTTATCAACAAGACGTTGTAGTTTTTCCGTTTCGGTAATGTGTCGTTTGCGTTCTTTCATGCTTCTGTTAATAAGAATATCTATGGTAATAAATTGTTTAATCTGAAGTTCTTCTGCTGGTAATACATCTTCACGAAATTGTTTGATTAAATTAACCCATACATTTTCAAAATATTCTAATTCTCCACTCTCATCATCAAATTGTTTTTTGATTTCGCTCCAGAAACTTTTACTATAGAGTTTTTGTTTTAATAGTTCGTCTTCTTTTTGTTGATCAGAATTTTGATATAAGTTAGTCTCAGAGATATATCTTTTTATTGGTGCAGGATTACGATTTAAGTTGTGGGCTATTTGATCAATAGTCAGAGATTGTATATTTTCTCTAATAAATTTTTCTTCATCTAAGCTTAGTTGACCTCGTTTTTTAGGGGCCGAATTATTAGAATTGGATGTCATGATTTTTTAAGATTTTTTTAATTTCGTTAAGAAGTTTTTTCATATCGCTTTTTAATACTTTGCTACCACCTTTAATTTTAAGAAATATGGGGCGATTTTTAATGCTAATATTGTTATCTATAATATTTAAAATTTCTTTATTGCTGATACTTTCAAATAAATTTTCATAAGATAATTCGTTTGGAGTATGTACTATACTTTCCATATTTACTGGTTTCATTATATTTTTTTTAGCATCATTTCTTTTAACCCATCCTTCGTATAATGAACAGTCCATAGTATTCGTAAATTCTGTACAAATTTTATCTTTACTATTATAAAGAGGACATGTTAAACATGGTTTGTCTGGTCTTTGATAATTGTCTCTTTTGTAATTAAACAACCTATTTCTAACATGGGTCCATAAAAAATTTTCTAGTGGGCGACTATTATCATAATTTTTTAAACCTTCTAGGGCGAATATTGCTGCTTGTTGCTTCATGTCTTCGTGACTATGATATCCAAATTTAAATTTATATCCTAATTTTTTACTAATTTTTTCCCAAACTTGTAAAAATTCTTGTTCGCTAACATTATTGGGTAGTTTGCTCTTCGTCTCTTTCTTTATCTTTTTTGTTTTGCTCATTTAATATATCCTGTAGGTTTTTATCATTAGCTTGGGTTAGTTCATATTCACTAACTATATTATCACAAGCTACAGTTTTTAATGTGGAAGAAATTAAATTATGGGGGTTTTTCATAAAATATACCTTGACCGAAATTTTGATCTATTTATGTTATTATAGTAGATAATACACTTTTAGCAAATAAGGAGACATTTATGTCAAAAACATATAAAAAGTGGACAAAAGAAGAGTTGGAGTTTGTGGCAAATAATGCCAAAACTATGAAAGACGAAGAAATTGCTCAATACTTGAATAAGATAGACGGATCAAGAGTAATTACTGTGGGTATGGTTAGGCGCCAAAGACGAAAATTAAGTATTGTTAAGCCACGAGGTCGTAGACCATTAGTTAAAAATAACGAAACGGAGACTACTATTTGATAGTTGGAAGATAGGAATGTGATACTAAAGAAGCAAGGGGTCTATGGATCTCTTGCTTTTTTTTAATTTATAAATAGTGGCTATTAAACTGGCCAATTATATATGAAGTACTTATTGTGTTTATACCACCGCCCCGTTTTGGGGGTGACACCCCCCAATCGTGGTAAAACAAAAAAACCCCCCTAACGTGGGGAATGACGCCAACCCCCCTAACGTGGGGAAACAGCCTAGAATATTTCAAGCAAAAATCATGCCAAAAATCGAGCGGTGA